CTACATGGACTATCGCAAACCTTGAGCGTAACGTGGCAGACGGCGGTGTAACCGTGGCGCACTGGCGTGTTACTGAAGTAGACGGAGACTTCTCCGCATCATCATACGGTACTGTAGGCTTTACACCTGACGCTGATGCTGATGACTTTGTTGCTTACGACAGTCTGACAGAAGAAGTTGTTATGGGCTGGGTACACGCAGAGGTAGACCAGAGTGCTACTGAAGCGGCACTGACGGCTAACATTGAAGCGCAGAAGAACCCTGTGTCTGCTGATGGTATGCCTTGGTAATGGGCATGCTTATGGATATTGCGAACATAGCAACTTCAGTTATTGCGGTATGCTCATTGATTGCTGCTCTAACGCCCACACCGAAGGATGACGTGTGGATCGGGAAGGCGTACAAGTTCCTTGAGGTCTTGGCGCTTAATGTAGGTAAAGCTAAACAGTAAGGAGTAGCGACGATGGGAAAAAATGAAAAGACCCCAATCACCGTGAACGAGAAAGAGTATTTTGTTGAGGACATGACTGACCAGCAGCAACTACTCTTAAACCACGTAAACGATCTAGATCGCAAGCTTGCGAGCGCTAGGTTTAATGTAGATCAACTTGCAGTAGGTCGTGATGCCTTCATCCAGCGCCTAGCGGAGTCGCTAGAGCAGCTTGTAAGCACCGACTACGATGAGGTTGCTAATTAGGAGGATTAATGCCTCTCATTACTCTGGATATCCCACCGGGGATTGTACGGAACGGAACAGACCTAGAGTCGGCAGGCCGTTGGAGAGATGCGAGCCTAGTTAGATGGCGCAACAATTCTCTACGGCCTGTTGGCGGCTGGGATACCAGAAAGGCTGCGGCGGCGTCTCAACCGCCCCGTGGCGCTGTTACGTGGCTTGATAACTCAGGAAACATCCACTATGCCTTTGGCACGGCGGACGGCCTTTTTACGTCTATTGAGTCCAATACGATTATTGATATCACCCCAGCCGGGCTAACCAGCGGTAACGTAGACGCCGTGGAGAACCTCGGTTTTGGCGGTAACTTCTATGGTCAGGAATACTACGGTACAGCGCGTACTGCGGGCATTCCGCAGGAGTGTACAACGTGGTCACTAGACAACTGGGGCGAATACTTAGTTGCGTGTTCTAGCGATGACGGCAAGCTTTATCAGTGGCAGCTTAACAACGCGGCTAATGCGGCACTTGTTGCCAATGCACCCACTAGCAATACGAGCATCTTAGTAACTGAAGAGCGCTTTGTCTTCTGCTTAGGAGCTGGTGGTAACCCTCGTAAGGTTCAGTGGTCAGATAGAGAAGATATCGATACATGGACGCCTGCGGCTACTAACGAGGCCGGTGATTTAGAGTTACAGACCTCTGGCAAGATCATGCAGGGCATCCGTATTCGAGGCCGGGCATTAATTATTACGACGACTGATGCTCACGTAGCATCCTACTCAGGGCCGCCCGTGGTCTACGGGTTTGAGCGTGCTGGGACAGCTTGTGGCGGGATCTCACGCCAATCAGCGGTTGCAGTGGACGAGGGTGCATTCTGGATGGGTCAGAAGGCGTTCTTTGTTTATAACGGCTCATCGGTACAAGAAATCCCCTGTGATGTCGCTGACTACGTGTTTGACGATATCAACAACTCGCAGGCATCTAAAGTCTGTGCGGTGCATAACTCGCAGTACGGCGAGGTCTGGTGGTTCTACCCATCGAGGGACTCGCAGGAAAACAATCGATACGTCTCATACAATTACCAACAGCAATATTGGATGATCGGCACCCTGGCCCGTACAGCAGCCGTCGATCGTGGCGTGTTCCGATATCCCATGTGGTTCGATCCTAGCGCCAACATTTTTGATCACGAGGTGTCTCTTTCGCATGATGGCGATGACATCTTCGTAGAGAGCGGGCCTATCTTCGTAGGTGAGGGTGAGAGCGTTGTCCGCGTCACTGAGCTGATTCCTGATGAAAAGACGCAGGGTCAGGTGACTGCTACGTTTAAGACGCGCTTCTACCCTAACGCCGCAGAAAGCTCGCACGGGCCGTTTACGATGGCTAACCCTACCAGTGTAAGGTTTACCGGACGTCAGCTCCGCATGAGGCTTACAGGAAGTGATCTTGTAGATTTTCGGGTAGGCAATATGAGACTTGATGTTAAGCCCGGAGGGCGTCGGTGAGTATTGGGGCTTTCCCACCTCCACCCGGCGGCCCAGAGTGGAAGCCTTGGGGTGAGCGCCTCAACGACTACCTAAGACGTGTGCGGTCGCAACTCGCATACTTTGAGACCGGCGACAGTGCAAAAGACGACGGGATTATCTTATGGGACTCCACGGGCTACCCAGTGGTCAGTGCCGGCGGTGAGTTTAAGCAAATCGTTCTAGCTGATGGTCATGGCGATTTCACTATCACGTCTGATTATGCTTATGCGGCGGCTAATACAACGTATGAATTATCTTACACAGCAGACAGTAACAACGAAGGATTACCGATTAACGGGTCGCGTATTACGTTTAGCGAGACAGGGTATTACCTTGTTAGCTTTTCTGCGCAGATATTTAGCTCATCAGCCAGCACCGTAGAGTTTGCTTTTTGGCCTAAAAAAAACGGCACAAACATGGCCGGTAGCACGATTAGGGCGGCACTACACGGTAATGCAGAGACCACAGTGGTAAGCAGGGCGGTCATTATCCACGCCACTGCAAACGATTACTTAGAGGTCGCTACGGCCTGTGATAGCACTAGTGGCTCTTTAAAAGCCTTTGCGGCGAGCGGTATTTCTGATGAACCTGCATGTCCGGCGACGACATTAACGATCATACGAGTCCATAGGTGATATAATTGGCAACTATGGTAGAGGAATTAGTGCGGTGTCAGCCTTGGTTAGAGGCAGCTCTAGAGAGAGCAAACGGCACACATACGATTTCTGACGTGGTTGAGGCCATTGCCGCAGGCAGTATGCAGTTTTGGCCGGCACCACGAGGGTGTGCAGTAACGGAGATTATTAAGTACCCCAACAAGAAGGTTTTACACGTTTTTCTTGCTGGGGGTGAATTGGATCAGATCGTAGAAATGGATGGCTCTGCGGCTGAATTTGCACGAATGAACGGTTGCACTGCTATGACGATTGCGGGACGCAAAGGCTGGGCTAAAGTGCTGAAAGACAAAGGCTATAAAGAAGCCTTCACAGTATTAGCAAAGGAACTTTGATATGTCAGGTGGAAAAGGCGGCAGTCAGTCAACAAAGGTAGAGATACCTGCGTTTATCGAAGCAGCAGCCCGTGAGAACCTCGCACGCGCACAACGCACGGCGCAGATGGGCTACTTGCCCTATTACGGCCCAGAAGTCGCGGCATTCTCTCCAATGCAAGAGCAAGCTATGCGCGCTACCGGCGGTGCCGCAGAAGCGTTCGGGTTAGCCGGCCCCGGATTTGATCCACTTGCAGGTGTTCCGCGTGCGGAAGAGTTCAGAGGCGGCCTACGTGGTTACGGTTCTGGCGATTTGTTTGAGCAAGCGCTAGGCACATTACAACAGAGAAGCCCGCAACAGTTTTCACGTTACGCAGCTCTTCCAACAGTAACGCCGCCTTACACGACGTTTGATACAACGCCTGATGGCTCTCCATCAATGGCGTTGCCACCAGGCACTGGCGTACCTGCGGCGGGCGGGCCGAGTGACTTCACGCCTGTTTACAGCGGCCCAAGCATTGATTTTTTCGATCCTAATTTAGGCATGGAGTTTGGAGTTCAGGATCGCTTCCAATCTGAACTTGAAGATTTGCGCCAACAAATGGAAGGTATCAGAGCGGAGCCGCCTGTCAGCTACACTGATCCAGCCGTCACTGAGCGACTTGCAAACATCGAAGGCCAACTGACAGGATATGAGCCGTTCGATCCATCAAATCTGCAACAGCAAATTGCAGAGCTGAGAGGCCAGCCACAATTCGACCCTACTGATCTCACGTCGCGAATTTCCGGTATTGAGGGTCAGTTAGGGGGCATGAGTCAGTTTGACCCTACTGACTTGCAAGCTCAAATTGCTGAGTTGCAAGGCATAGAAATGTTTGATCCTACGGCGTTGACTGACAGGCTTGCTGGCCTCGAGGGCCGCCTTGGTGGCATGACTCAATTCGACCCTACCAACCTGCAAACGCGCTTAGATGTATTAGAGGGCCGACAAGGATTTGATCCGACTGCCTTACAACAACAAATTGCTGGTTTAGAAGGTCGTTTAGGTGGCATAACGCAATTTGATCCTAGCGACATACAAAGACAGATCGCAGAGTTGCGCGGTATAGAGCAATTTGATCCGACAGCCTTACAGCAGCAGATAGCAGGTTTGGAAGGTAGATTGCAGGGAATAAGTGCATTCGATCCTACAAATCTACAACAACAAATCGCAGACTTGCGGGGCGCAAGTACAGAAGTTTTTGACCCCTCTGAATTGCAGGCACAAATTGCAGCTAACGAAGCAAGACTCGCAGCTATGCAACAGTTTGATCCTAGCAGCTTGGTACAACAAGTTAGCGGCTTACAAGAGCAGCTTGGTTCCTTTTCGCCCTTCGATCCTAGCGCCATACAAGCACGATTGGGTGCATTGGAAGGACGTCAAGGCTTCGATCCTACGGGCCTACAAAGCCAGATACAGGGACTTCAACAGCAATTTGCAGGATTTACACCGTTTGACCCTAGCAGCCTGCAGTCGCAAATTAGCGCCTTACAACAGCAACCTGGTTTCGATGCTTCTGGCATATTAGGACGCCTCGGTGCGCTTGAGGAAGCGCCTGCCTTTGATCCGACTGGCATACAGTCACAGATAAGCGGACTACAACAACAGTTTGCAGGATTTACGCCGTTTGATCCGACTGGGCTTCAAAGCCAGATAAGCGGTTTGCAACAGCAGTTTGGCGGCTTCACTCCGTTTGATCCGACTGGGCTTCAAAGCCAGATAAGAGGATTGCAAGAGCAGTTTGGTGGTTTCACTCCGTTTGATCCCACAGGCCTACAACAGCAAATAGCGGCCAATCAACGCTTATTGAGTGAGATCCCTCAGTTTGACCCTAGCGGCTTGCAGAGCCAGATATCAGGCTTGCAGCAACAATTCGCAGGCTTTACCCCATTTGATCCAACCGGCTTGCAGTCACAAATTGCGCAACTACAGTCGGCAATAACTAACTTACAAGGCACAGCAACAGGCACACCGCCGGCAGTTGCGCCCACAGCAGGCATAGGAGTTTAACGATGGCAGGAGCAGGTACAGGGCAAGCAGCGATGCCAATGGGCGGAATGGGTTTTGCAGGTGGCTTCCAGACGCCCACTATGCCAACAGGCATAAATCCAGCAGGCGGGCTTATGAACATTGGTAGGTCGGGGCAAGTAAAGCCTAGCGGTCAATACTCAGGTGGATTCATGGGTCAAGGCCCAGCGATACAGCCTGCCGCCCCTGCTTTTCAAATGCAAACAGTTCAGGTAAATCCGAATACAGGAAGACCCTTCGCATCGAGTCGTGAGCAAATGCAATACCTATTGCCAGATGCAAATCTATCAACGGGAAGACAGCTTTACACACCGCCTATGGCTACACAGCGTCCGGGTGTTGATGTGCCAGGTATTAACTTGCCTTTCCGTCCGCAGCCTGTGCAAACAGACTTTAAAACGCAGTTACAGCCATTAAGAACAAGCCCCGGCGGTAACTTTTTTACTGGCGATCAAGGTCGTCAAATGTATCAGCCACCAATGCCCAAAGCGCCTCCCGGCATGATGATACCGCAAGTAATGCCAGCGCCTATTGAGGTTGGGCCGCAAGCACCTGCAAAACCACAGCCTGGCGCTACGCCTCCCTTTAATCCTGCGGGCGGGCCGGTTTCTCAGCCTATAAAACAAGCCCCGATAAGAATTGAGCCGGCAGACTTCGGCCCTTCTAATGAGAGCGTGTTTGAAAGATCCGCGCGAGGTGTCCGTGCAGCTATGGGCGCAACTGGTACAGAGATGGGTTATCAACCTTCTCAAGTGCAAGGTTTTAGCTATCAGTCGGGCGATGTTACTCCTACTATCGGCCCTTACGCTGGGGATGTGGATGCGCCACGTACAAGTTATGCCGGCGACGTTACAGGCATGGGGTACTCGGCTCCCAGCATAGCGCAGAACATCGGGCAGTTTGTTAACCCGTTTGAGCAACAAGTTGTTTCGGGCGCTCTTGGTGATATTGAGCGCCAGCGTCAAATGCAGGCTAATCAACTTGCTTCACAGTTTGGCGCGGCGAAAGCATTTGGCGGGTCGCGTCAAGCCATCCAAGAAGCAGAACTAGCTCGATCAGCTATGGAGCAAGGTGCAAGCACGGCAACAGCGTTACGCCAGCAAGGCTTCGGTCAGGCACTGCAAGCGGCGGGTCAGCAGGCCCAGATGGGCGCTCGTGCGGAAGAGTTTGGTCTTGGTCAGGGTTTGCAGGCTCAATTAGCGAACCAAGCAGCGCGTCAACGATTCGGTGAGTTTGGCGCACAACAGGGCATGCAGGCTTCCTTGGCTAATCAGGCCGCACGTCAGCGATTTGGTGAGTATGCCGGCGGACAGAGCATGCAAGCTCAGTTAGCTAACCAAGCGGCTCAAGCGCGCGCAAGAGAATTTGGATTAGGTCAAAGCATGCAGGCGCAGCTTGCTAATCAAGCGGCGAAACTTGCAGGCTCGCAGCAACGTATGGGCGCGGCTTCTCAGTTAGCTAACTTAGCCAACCTTGGCTTTGGCATGGGTCAGACA